ATCGCGCGAAGGGAATATAATCCGCGCGAAGGGGAACATTTCCGCCTTCGGCCGTCAACTTAAGCATCCTTGAAATAGACTTTAACATAACCTTCGTTGATAAACCCGACATTATTAATATCCTGAGGGGTACCATACCAATCATAAGCAACAACCGCAAGCCGATAGTCATAAAACTTGACCTGGCCGGGCTGAGCATTCTCATACTGAATAGTACCTTTACGCCCGAGTTTAGCGCCAGGGATCCACATGGTAAATATACGATTGCCGGTGATACCAGTAACAGTAGCAGTAGCAGGTGTACCATTAGCCGCGACCGACGCGGCCGTAGGGTTCGGCGCAGATACACTGAATGATTTCTGAGAAACAATCGTAAATCGCTCACGATTATACTGGTCAATCATCTTGTTGTTGGCAGCATCCTTAAAAAAGGTGGTCCGGTTGAGTGTATCACCCTTAGCCATCCTAATAAGCATGAACCGAAAATAGACTTTCGATCGTCCAAGAGAAGCCTCAACAAAGAACTTGAACTTAAGACCTTTGACTGAAATCTGATCACCGATCCGCGTAAGCGCATTAGAAGACATGGGGTCAGTAACCCCTTGATTTGACATGAATGGATTAAACACAGCGCCCGTTGAATCATTGAGCACTGTAAGCTGATTATGGGGCAAGGAAACATTTAGAACCTTCCAGCAGCCCTCCTTTGTCTCAATAGCTCGCGTAAGCGTACGTACGTCCGATACAAGGCGCTGATAGCCCGGGTTGACACGGCGGCGCTTATAAGCACGACCTCCAATAAAGGCAGGCATCTCATCTAACGATATCGGCGCCGCTTATATACTCGCATAGGACGAATACGTCGGTAAGAAACAGGACGACGACGATAATACGCCATTTACTAAAAAATCAAAGCTCCTTATATACTGTTATCCGTCGAAGGAACTCCTGTGGAATAGCAAAAGACTCCGCGATCTCGCTGGCCGTAAATGCAGACGTGATGTAGATCCTCTTCGGCTTCCACCACGTGAAACCGCCCTTGTACGGCACTTGAATCTTGTACCGATCGAGCTCTTTGAGCAGGCGGGCCGGCGAAAACGTTTGGGGGGAGAGGTTGTCAAATAGTACCGCATCTTGCAGCGTATAGCCATCCTTCCATTTATACCCGTCGTCGGCAGGAACGTCATACACATTCGGCTCCACCTCACGAACCCACCGAGTCTTGCCGGATCCTGGAACTCCATGCACGAAAGTGACTTGGACTGCCTCATTATTAGGAAGACGCTTGCCATGATAGTTGTTAGCATAGGCCTGCATAAAGCGAGAGTTCTTTGCCATGACAGGGAAGTACTCCTCATCCTCTGCGATGTCGTATATGCTCTGACCACGTGACTCCTCTATCTTGCGCTTGCCTCCTAAAAGCTCATTGCGCTTGCCTTGCTCCGGACGATCACCAAACTCCTTCAACTGACCTTGCTTAGAACAATATTTCTCATTGTCCTTGAACGTGCCACGCATAGGGGTTACATAACCCGGGATCCAACTCTTCAACTGTGTCCAACGCACAGGTTTCTTGGTATAGGCAAAACACTGATAGTGCTTCCTGCCATCCTTAGTCAACTCATCACCATACGCTAGATAAGTTACAAAATCAGGAAGAGTCTCCAGATTGTTGCGGCGAGATCCATCCTCATCGAATATGGTCATACACCATCGGCGATATGTCTTATTCTTATCAAAGTCCTCTGTCTCACATGTCTCAGAAGTGGCCTGGGGTAACGAAAGACCCAGGCCCTCCTCCTGCTGGACCGTTTCTTCAGTCATGTAAAAAAAAGTGACTAGCACTTAAATATGTTTTCTCTAATTTCCGTGTACGTAAAGGATGACATGAAAAAAAAACCCGTATTAGTGAATCTCGCAATAGTGAATCTCGCAATAGTAAATCTCGCAATAGTGAATCTCGCAATAGTGAATGTCAAAACAATCAATTTTTTTATCGCGCGAAGGGAATATAATCCGCGCGAAGGGGAACATTTCCGCCTTCGGCCGTCAACTTAAGCATCCTTGAAATAGACTTTAACATAACCTTCGTTGATAAACCCGACATTATTAATAT